TCTGCTGAAACGAATTTGCTGGGGAAAGGTGTGTCATTCTTAATTTGGATTGTAACCTGTTTTGGTTCAGAATATACCGGGAAACGAAAAGTTCCCTCATCTAATTTTAAATTGTCCATAAGATTTGAACCAGCATTTAACACCATGCCACTATACGGATGAATACTTTCATCACGATACAACGGTGTAACATGAACATTAAAAAATCTAGTATCACTAAAATTTATACTTCCGTATCGTACTTGTTGTCTTCCTTCGGTAATCGGCGAACGTCCTTTACCAGATTGAGAACGTAAAATCGGATTAGAAAAAGTGTACAACATAGTAAAATCTTCGCCAATCCATACATTTGTGCTGCTTGTATCCCCTCTTACATTAATTTTATTATCTGTTAAACCGTCAGTAGATGTTTTGTATTCAACGCCGTCTTTACCATAAACTGAATACGTACGACCAGATGCCCGATTATAAGGCAAAGTGTACGTAGTAAAATCAGTAGCAGAGCTATAACTAATTGCGGTAGCTTGGCTATTGTCAATACGGCGATCTAACAATGTTAAGTATTCTGAGCTAGTATCTAACAATCCAGATTCAATAGTCATTTTTTCAATAAACAATCCTTCAGACCGTTTAACAACAATGTATAAACTAGAATCAATAAAGCCTATTCCTTTAATATCAGCGTCACTACCAAACGTGTATTTTGACCAAGACGATTGAACTCGTGATTCGCCTTTGTTATAAAATTTATATAAATACAACGACGAGGTTTCTCCGCTAGATAATACAAATAATACCTTTTCATGCAACGATGTGGCGGTATCTAGGATACTACCTTGAATATAATTAGGTACTTGAAGAGTTAAATCAACGGCTTCAAACAATGTATCATCTTTTGGAAAGTATTCTCGCACTCCTGAAAACTCTCCAGTAGTAAATGGAAAGAATATAGAACTACCATTAGGTTCTGGAGATACGTTTGGTAAACATTCAAAATCTGTTGTACGAGTTATAACCGCAGTCTTAGGACTTAACGTTCCAACCGAACCTTCAAACACAAATTGGGCATCGTCTGAAAACAAGATTAACCGGTCTGAAAACGGTATAGCATGCCGTAACAATGCTACGCGTTTGTGAGTAGACGCTACATCAATTGGTGCGGTGTCTAACAAGTCAACAACGGTAGTTCTATAAAAATTAAAAAATTCTCCACTTTCAGACAATACAACGTTTTCGCCAGTTAGGAATCCTAAACGATTTTTAAAGAAGAATATATCATTAATAGTGGACCCGACAAAAGTTGGATCAGAATTTGTAGTTTTATCACCGGCTAATTGCTTCGTCCAAACAGGTATAGTGTACGTATCGCTACCAATGGTATAGGTACCACCATCTGCTTTATCAAATCTAAAATGACCATCGGCTGTACGAATTAACAAGTGGGGCATAGTTGCTGGATCTAGTTCATCGTTAATGCCGGGTGCAGCACACTCTGACCAAATACCTTCACCAAATGTGCTTCCATTTGTAGTAAACGATACATAATAATCATCTATAGTTTCAGTTGGATTACCATCTACTTTTACTTTAAAATTATTAGGAGCGACTGTTGGAAGGTCTATAAATTCTTGTACGGAATCTTTAATCAACGTCATAAATTGATTACCACGCCCGTCTGAAACAGTAATAGAAAACGCCGCATTACCTCTTAACCATATAACTGGTCCAGAAGACGATGCTGTAAAAGTTATACTAGCTGTTGTAGTACCGTTAATATCTGACGCTAATTTAGTCATAATTTGTGTAGTGTCTACACGGTCTTTAGAATCTGCATTAGCCGCAAAAGCATCAGAACTTGTTCCTTCACCAACCACAAAATCGTGATCTGTTACAGTAGCACCGTCCGCACTACCAATAGTAATAGTATGTGTTAAATTATAATCACTTTGTTTTAAAAATATTAAAGCTTCGTGCGTAGCAGAAGAAGTTGCAGAAGTGTTACTTGTTAATGCAACTGTTTTCTTTTTATTTACAATATAAGTATAATCAGCAACTGTAACAGCTTGGAAAATTTCGTTAGAGTTGTATGTCTCTCCATCTTGTGTATCATCTAAATAAGCTATACTTCCATTGGCTTCTACACCGCTTACAACGTTTTTAGTAGCTCCAGTTTTTGTATCAACAACTTTAATAGTACCATCATAAATAGTAACAATGTACTGCTCATCTGTATCACGGTTAGCTTCGTGTACAAACACGTCCGACGGTGCAGACGAATCTATAAGTTTTACATGCTCTGTTGGATGGCGTTTGTGTAAACCTTCAATAACCGAAGGATAAGCGTTTTCTTGTTCTTGGCATTGTGTTTCATACCTTAAAGATGCGGGTTGTTGTGACACGCCTCCAATAAGGTTTGGAATAGGCATAGAAAGAATTGTTGACATTATCGTACCCTATGTGCTACACCACGGCGATCGACTGCTCGATACGTATCGTAGTGGTCAAAGATTGTGTGATCAGAGCTTTCTCCATCGAAATCTCGCAAAGCAAACAACGCTTGTCTCTCGTCCATAAGAGCAAAGTCATGATGTTTGCCAGATCCTATCATACGGTCATTAAAAATTCTGGCTGCACGTTTAACAATGTAGGTACGAGCAGGTTGTGGCAATTGATCAAAATCGTACAAACGTACAATTGTTAATTTTATAGCCTCATCAAATTCAAACGTTTGATTGTATTTATCATAAACAAAACCTTCACGGACTATTATATCCATATGGTTTTTAACATTTTTTTCTTCCATATCTAAACGTACTATATCACCTGATACAGCAATTTTTTTATCAACGGAAGACGGACTCATTTCAAAATCATAATCGGTATTAAAATTCCACCCACTTGTTTGCACATCTTTAGAAACTTCTGTCAAAATGTTTTGAGCAATGCCGACATCAGCTGTAACGGATCCAGTCAATGTATTAACAGGTGCTTCTCCTATAGTGGCAAGCATAATATTTACGGCTTCTAATTCTGATGTTTTTGTAAGTGACATAATACCTCCTATGTAAAAAAGGAAGACATCCCATATTTCAGAGATGCCTCCCGGTGCGTTAACAACTAATTAGGCTGTAACAATTTCTAAAGCACATTCAGGACGTAGAACGTTGTGTCCCATAGCATATTTACAAACTATGAGTGTTCCTTGCCGCGAAATTTGATATTCTGACTCAACCGCTAGGTCAAGAAGTTTAACAGTACCAATCGCTGCTTTATGGAATATAACTCCAGCTGTTTTCAAGAAGTCACCACCGGAATAACCGTCAGAAGTTGGTGTAGCCATTCCTGAAATAACGTTATCACAAGTACCAGAAAATACATTGTTTTGGATGCTGTTGTCATTAAATGGAGCAACAGGTGTACCACCAGTACCTTCGTTAGCTTGTGCTGGAAGATGATTAGATTTAAGAACAGTAATGCCAGCAATCTCAAGAGCTTGCTCACCTCGTTCAATAGAACCAGAACCACCAAAGTCACGATTAATAGCGTTTGTACCATTAACTAATAGATAGTACATGCTTGGAGGAATTACACAATATCGATCGCTTGAAGGAACATCTTGTTCATCAAGTTTCTGTGCCCCTTCAAAGATAGCATCAATTAAAGTAGAAGCAGAAGTTTCAACACCTGCGGCACTACCAACCATTGAGTTAGCACGAGTTCGTGATGCAGAAGAGTGTGTAAGTTTTGTACGAGCTGCTGCAATAACAGTTCGTAGCATAGCTTTGTCAGCAGTATTAGCTAACGCCATGCCGACTTCTCTACTGTATATTGATCTAATATCGTAATGGTTCATAGCTTCATCTATGTTTGCTAAGAAGACAGAACTTGTAAGCATGCCGTCGATGAAAATGTGACGCTCACCACCAAGAGGCTCGGACAACAAACTGTTGTCGGAATCCGCAATGTTAGTTCCCGGAGTATGGTAAAGTGCAGAAGCAACGCCCGAAGTTGGGAATTGAGCAGACTTACCATGAGGAATAGTGCGTGTAACATTTAAAGGCATCATAATATTGTTTTCTTCAAAGGTAGTAAGTACCTCTCCAGAAAACATACGTAAAAACATCGCGTTTTGCGAAGTATCCCTAGACCCATCAAGACCATCTTGACCTATACGGGTAGGGGTTGTGTTACCGTTAGCCATAATAGTTTCCTTTATATTTAACTATTGATAATAAAAAAGTGTGTCGGAAGTTGTGAATACTTATCAATAACCACCTAACGTAAAGTTACCCACCGTAATGGACTTTTGTTAGTACGTAAGTTACTCTTCGTGTTCCCCTACATCCATTGACCCAGCGTACCAACCTTCAGGAAGGTACACTTTATTTTTAGAAAGAACCCAACCGTTGGACTCTTCCCAAGTATAGATATAGCCCTTTACATCAGGACCAATTCTAACTAGACTGTTACCACTATCAGGGACGAATACGACCCTTGAACCTCCGCACCCTATTAGCCCAAGCATTACGAATACGCTTAGGAACTTTTTTAACGTCTTTGGCGATAGTGGGTTCATTTATTTTTTCCATAATTTTTGGCAAAGTTGCCGTAAACAACGAGGTTAAAAGTTTAATTAAAAAAGACAATTAAGCTTCCTCGGAATCTGATTCCCATTTAGCTTCTTCTTCAACTTGTTTTTTCTTAACAGCTGTTCGTGAAGCACCATATCCAAGTGCTGCTAGACCTGACATAGCCATGCCTAACATTTGTCCAACGGACGACTCAACAGGGAAATAACCTGATGCAACGCATGCACCTATTACTAAAGCCGCTGTGCTGAGCCAAAATTCTGTGGATTTATATCCGGGTTTCATCATATTACTCCTTACATGATGTTAGAAATTTTAAGACGTTCTTCAACTTCTTGACGATAAGAAGCGTCAGTCTTATAACGTGGATCTTTAACGGCAGCTTTAAACTGATCTAAATGCGTAAACGCAGTTGTAGATATAGATGCTGTCTCGCCTTTAATCATTTTGCCTTTGACATTATTACCAAGACTGTAAGCGGAGTTTAAAGTAGTCATAGCAAAATCAATTTTTGCACGATCACCACTTTGTACATTATTATTAAATTCAGTTATTTGTGCTTCGTTCCAATTAGCTCCCGCCCATTGAATCATTTGTTCATAATTTTCTTTACCACCTACTAGATTGTACGTAGCAGTTGTTTCGCGTTCTTGAACCGCTTGAAACCCGTCAATATACTGACGAACTAACGCTTCAGGAATACCTTTTTTCATTACTATATCTTGAATACTTTCATCAGTTAGTTGCCCATTTTGGGTAAACTCTTCACGATATTGATCAAAAAAAGTATCATTTGCAACAATATTGGCTGGTGGTTCAGAGGCTTCTGTAGATTCGGTAGGGGTTTCGCTAGATTGCTGCCCCAATTTTGATTGTAATTCGTTGTAGGCATTTTGTAAGTCTTGTGGGGATTTGAATTTTTGATCAAGCCAGTCCGGTCGTTCCGATACTTCTGTTTGCTCAACGTTAGTTTCCTCTACAGGACCAGTTTCTTCGGGTTTAATTTCAATTTTATCCATGAGTTTCCTTTACTCTTGTTGTTGCGGATCCACTAATGTATCCTTTGCTATATCAAGAGCTTGGTTTCCAAATTGTTCAACAAGTCGATCTTGATTCATTGCTTGTTGTTCTTGGGCAATTTGTTCATCGCTCTTAATTAAGCCATCCGTGTCAAGTCCAAGCGATGCCGCACGACGATCCATATATTCTCGAACATTGACGTAACGCATCATAGCATCTGGTCCTAATGTTTGAGCAATACCCATTAAAAATACATCAAGTTTATTTAAATCATTACCTCGACCTAGAGCGTCAAGACCTGTAACAATTAAAGGTCTAACGGTGTTTTCAGGTAATTTTGGAAACGCACCTTCTTCTTCTAATGTATGCATTAATGTACGAATCAACGGTAGCTGAAACTCTTGGGAAAGTACAGAATAAATACCGCCTAATTGTTTTTCTATTGCCTGAGTTACTAATCTAATTTCTTCCGCCGTAACTCGTTCAGCTTGTCTTATCGTATTTTCGGTAAGGAGAAAACTAGAAGAAAGCCTTTCGGATATTTGTTGTATCGTAGAAAAAGCAATACCGAAATCCGCTTGTTTGTTAAGTTGCAACGTCGATATATCATTTGCTACTCCTTCACGTATAGCACCGTTAGGAGATTCGGCAAGTGTCCTTGCACGAGTTACTCCATTAGGATTGACAAGGAATAAAATCTTAGCCGCCGCCGCACTACCTTCTACAATTGATTGCATCAAACTTTCAAGGGATTTAAGATCGCCCATAAATTGTTCAACGTAAGAACGACCGTATGATTCACCGTCTGTTCTATGCATTCGCAATGCAATGTAAGGTAAAGTATTTTTAGAATAAGTGCTAAGTGTTCCGGGTATTATTTGTTTATTAATTTCTTGGTGTACTTCGTAAGTACCGTCATCCATTAAACACACCGATGTATATAAATCAACTACATCATGAGTTTCTGTCATGTTTTGTACAGCAATTGCTTGAGCTTCTTCTGGTAAAGTTGACGCAGAAACCCCTTCTTTTATTACAATTTTTTTCACATTACCACTAGGATCACGTTTTAAACAATACTGATCTAATTTGTACAAACGTAAATTACCATCTTCTGGTTGATGTAACAAAGCATTACCAGCTACAATTAAATGTTTTAACGCTTCAAACGTAACAACTCGAACAGCATTCATTTCAATGGCTTGCATTAAAATACGTTCCATTTCACCTAACGCTGCATCTAGTTCTGTACGTACATCGTCCATGCCAGCAATTTCTTGTAAAACCTTTTGATCAGGTACAAGCCTAAAGAAAGACGCGTTAGCAGGTAATAAACTTAATAACAGGTTAGCCGCAAGGTTGTTGACGCCTTTGGCTCCTAAAGATTGGAAAGGGGTGGCGTATTCTGTAGAATGAGAATAACCTTCAGGAGGTACTAATGTAGGTATAGTTAATAAAGAAGCATCTCTAGCTCTAATTAAATAACTATGTCTTTCAGTTTCTAAATAACTGTATAAAGACTGGGCTGATTGTTTCATAATATATCCTAAGTAGGAATGTTAACGCCTTCTCCACCAGAAACATTTGGGGATAAAGGTATTATTAATGAGTATTTTCCTCGACTTTTTCGCAACGCTGCACGATCAGTTGCCGAAACCGCTGAACCACTAGGACTGCTAGACGCCATGTATTGAGCTACTGGAGCCGGTGGCGGAGCTACTGGTGGTCGTGGGGGTTCTGGGGGTTGTGGCGGTGTGCCTCCTCCTCCGCACATAAGCATTCTCCTTTATTTTTCTTCTTGTCGATTTGCGTGTTCAATTAAAAAATCAATAACAGAACGTTGACCGGATCTCCACCATATTTCTCGTTCAGACATATTTATAGTAGGACATTGATGAGGAAAGCGTTGTTCTAAATCTCTTAAAAGGTCTAGCGGTATATTAGGTATAGTATCCATAACTTCAAGAGTTCCTTTCGCAATCTGTATCGCCGCAATCATTTGGACCGCAGTCGCAAGGTCCGTGAGATTTTACGTACGCTGCTAATAAACAACTGTAATTAATAATATCTAAAATAGTATCTTCAAATTTTTCATCAGCGACTTCAAAACTACCGCTTTCAGAAAACGTACTAAGACGGGAAAATTTATCTGTCATTCGTACAAGCATGCCTTTTACAGTAGTAGTAATCCCCATTTGTTCGCATCGTACAAAATTAGCAAAAGGTTCTAAACCTTTTTTACCAGCGTAATCACAATTCTTTTTGTAAGATAGTTCTCGTGCATTATCGCACAAAGTTTTGTGGAACTCTAAATATTCTTCACGATTCATTTTGGACTCCATAAATTGACACATTTTTTCTTAGTGTCGTATTCCGAACAACGTAAAATTCTAGCCACCCTAGCTTGAATTAATGCTTCTGGTTCTCCTAAACCAGCAGTTTCATAGGCATTTATAACTGTATTCCATGAGGCATCTTCTCTTAACATGCGTTCTCCACGTTTAGGTCCAATGCCGGGACATCCTGAATAACCATCTGTAGTATCTCCAGTCAAGGTTTGTAATAAATGATTAAAGTTGGCTTCTTCTTCACTAATCGTATACACCCCTAAATCAGGTTTATCGGGATTAAAATGCTGACCCGGAACAGTTTTTAGGTCTTTATCTACTGTTAATATTATAGTATTTTCTTCTTTTGTACCTAAAATACCCAACACGTCGTCAGCTTCTAACGTATCAATCATTGCGGTTTTATAGGTGTCTATAACATAATCACGTAATGGCACAAAAATAACAGGTTTCCTACCTTTTTTACGGTTTTCTTTGTAAGTAGGTAATACATCTTTACGCCAGTTATTATGTATATCAGACAGGGTTACAATAACTTTATCAACGTTAAGTAAATTTTTAAAATACCTCATCCGTACATCTAATTTTGCCGAGGCTTCTTTTAAATCGGCATAATAACCCCACCAGCCTTCACCAAAATCCACGGCTTGTTCACAAGAAGTTGCTTCTCTATGTATAAATATATCGCCATCTATTAAAAGAGTTTTACTCACTATCTTTTCTCCCGGTTTCTGGGTTAGCTGTTACTGATAAATAACCTAAAACCATTAAGCCTATAACGGCGTGATGCGGTCCTGATAATCCTAAAACCATATTATTTATAGATTCTGTTTGATCACTTGCCGCTAAAAATACCATAGAATCAAATCGATCCTGCAACTCATCAATCATTTGTGCAGTTGTTATATATGCCAAAGGGTTGTCATCAGGTGTTTTACTCATAGTCTATCCTTTTTAGCTTTTTAAGTTCGTTTAATAAATGCTTACGCATAAAACTATGAGGAGGGTAACCTTGAATCTTTAGTAAAATCACCGCTTGTTGATGTTTTTCATGTAAATATTTTAAAATAATTTTAATTAATGAGATAGCGTCTTCTCCATATACTGCCCAGATGTAACTACTTCTAGAAGCTTTATTAGCACGTTTACTACGTTTTTTAACATTGCCTCCAAACATTTCTTTAAACACATACAAGGTATGAGGGTAGGTACTTTCAATAGAAATTTGTGGTGTTTTGTGATAAGTAAAGCAACCCTCTCCATCTAGATAGCCAGCACAATAACTTAAATCAATGGGTTTCAGCCCAATTGTTTCCGATTCTGTATTCAGCATCGAGTTTGCAACGGAATCCATATTCGTCCCCAGATTGACGCATGCATGATACAACAAGTCTTCCCAAATCATCAGCAAATTCCTCCAATACCGTGTACTGAATCTCATCATGAACATGGGCTACTTGTTTGACTTGCCATTCTGTAGGTATTATTTTATGAGCAAGGACAGTAGCCTTCTTCATAAGTATAGCACCGCAACTCTGCAAAATAGTATTTAAACTTGCATGTGTGTAACGAATAGGTATAAATCTACCATCTAATCCTCTTATACAAGAAGGATGCCTTTTCTGTACAGTAGATGCGATATCTTCCTGTAATTGTTTTAATGCAGGAGTGTGTTTTAAAAACCGTTCTTTTAATTTTTTACCATCAGCTCGTGATCCTCCAACAATGCTTCCAATTTTTTCATTACCAGCACCATACAGAAAACCATATATAAATGTCTTAGCCATATTTCTATTAGGTAAATTGGCGGCTTCCATGTTTCTACTGTGTATATCACCCTCTACCACTTCTTTTGCATAAGCACCATCATCATAAGGATGTAAAAAATGACTCAAACATCTTAGCTCTAATCCAGACATATCTATACCAACCATTTTTCGACCTTTACCGGCTTTAAAAAGTTCGCGACATTCTTTACCATACGGTGAGCGTACTCCCGGAATTTGACCAATATTAGGTTGACGGTGTGTGCAACGAGATGTGACGGTTCCTAAATGGTTAATTCGTCCATGAATTCTACCTTTTTGTTCTAATTTTAACCAAGCTTCATCACCTTCAGCTAATTGTGCTATACGTTTTTGAACTAATAAATTTTCAGCTAATAACTTTGCTTCTGGATAATCTAAATTTGCTAACACTTTTTCATCAATTTTAGGTTTGCCTGTTGTTGTGTATTCTCTAGGATTCCAGTTGTATTTATTGATAAAAGCTTCTGCAATTTGATCTCTAGAATTAGGATTAAAATATATAGTTTCAGTTTTATTTGGACCGCGTTGTATTTGAGAATCTTTGTATCCAGCTTTTTTTGCTTCTGTCTTTGTTTTAAAAGTTAGTACATCAGATAGGATCATGCCTCCATGTATGGTAGCGTCTGTAGATTCAACAAACCAAAACTGCGGAGTTTTCTTTTCTATCTCTGTAGGAGGAAAAACATTCTGTAACTCCATACCAATTTCATGACGACGTGCCGATAATTTTCCATAAAGTTTAGCCGCCTTTTCACAATCAAAATTAATACCGTTTATTTCTTGTTGTCTTAAAATTTTAGCAAAGTCGTGTTCAGTTTTTACAGCATGTTCTGACGGTGACCAAACATGAGTCATTGCATAATTTAATAATTCTAATGTTAAAATTACATCAGTTACACAATAATCTACCATTTCTTTTGACCAATTGTCCCATACTTCTGCTCCACCTTCTTTACCAAACGTACCTTTATGCACACCTAAACGATGTCCCCACGCTTCTAATGAATGACGCCCAATTAAATTTCTAGGTAAATTACTAGCATTAACAGATATACATTCAAAGTCTTCTGTTTTAATATCTGGAAAAGTCATACGTGATAAAATTAAAGTATCAAGTACCTCAGCAGATTTAAACTTTGGATATAATTTTTCAATTGCTGGTATGTCAAATGCTAAAACATTATGACCAATTAGTACATCAGCAGACGCAAGGTATGCAATGCCTTGTGCAATGCTTCCAGAATTATTTGTAGAAAAATCGTCAAAAGTTTTTATTTCCTCGGTTTCACGATCCATTGCAACAATACAATGAATAGTATCTAACCCGGTTAAATGTACCCAATCCGTTACAGCGTTGGTTTCAATATCGAATACCAGTTCTTTTTTCGAGTTCATGTTTTACTTTCTCCCAATAAACATTACTTGATTTATATGGACCTTGTGGTCCTCCATTATGCAGCTTGCAAAGAGTTTCGTAATCTCCTGAAGAAGCATACCTGTCCCAATAACTAATCATAACCGCTTCAGCATAATATGGATCATGCACAGTCTTATTTAATTTTTTTAAATTTGGACAATGCTCTAACGCATCATGCAAATAAGCCTCTGTAATTTGATACGCACCGACTTCGCCCGAAAGACCCACAGCATAATTTGGATTCTTATGACCACCAGTTTCAACCGTTCGTATACTTTGAAACAATTCAAAAGGGTACGTCAACGCCAATGTTTTGCCCAACGGCGTCTTCAATGAATTCACTAAGTCTGCCAGTAGTGGGTTCATAACTAAGTTTTCCTGCTGGACCGGTTGAGCCGGTGTAACGATTTTTAATGCATCGTAACTGGGTTTGGTGAACGTTAACTTCGGATTGTAAATTTCTTTCAGCAGCGATAACGATATCGCATAACTGGCTAATGCTCCCAGACCCACGGAGATGGCTAAGAGAGACTTGAATGTCGGCGTCTTCATGACCACGATTTCCTTCCAAGCGTTTTAAATGCGATACTACTATTAAAGCAATACCTAGTTCTTCAACCATAGATCGCAATGCAGTCATTACATTGTCTATCAATCTACGCTCATTAGACCCACCTGAATCGCTCGCAGATATTCCGGATACGACGATAGAAATGTGGTCTAAAATAATATGACGAATACCTTCGTAGGTAACCATCTCTCTAATCTTACTTAACAGTTTATCAGTTCCCATTGATCCAAAATGATCGTAAAAACCAATGCGTTCGTTATCACCATTTTTTAAAACGGCTTCATACGCTTCTCGTTTTTTGTCCACAGTAATATCAGGATGTTCTTCCCAAAGATGTGGAGGAACATTTAAATACATTCCCATAAAACCTTTTGCACTTTTCTTTACAGATTCTTCCAACGCAATGTAACCAACTTTTAAATCTTCGTTGATCCACTTGTACGCAATCTCTCTACAAATTTGAGATTTACCTACGCCTGTTCCCGCACATAAACAAACTACTTCACCAATACGGCAACCCATAGTTATATTGTTTAATTCTGCCCACGGGTATTCAACAGTTTCAATTTTTTCATCTTGTTTTACAATGTCCCAAAGCTCACTACCATATACAATACCTTCAGGACGATATGGTTTAGAGTTCCAAATACTTTGTACAACTGTTTGAAGTTTATCGTTTAATAAACATTCATTAGGATCTTTGAGGGGAAGCGTTGCAATATGCCCCTTTCCGGGAGACAGTAAAGAAGCACATTCTAATGCAGCTTTTTTACCAGCTTCGTCTTGGTCAAACAGAAAAATAACTTTTTCATAACCTTCAAGCCATTGCACATTTTTTGCAATCGATCGAGCCGCTCCAGCAGCACCATTAGGTACAGAAACTACCGGGTATTTATTGCCAAAAGCATGCTGACTTACCGTTAAACAATCTATTTCTCCTTCGCAAACGGTCACCATCTTACCGCTACCTGACCAAAGATGCATCCCCCAAAGATCCATACTCTTTGCGTTGCCCAAACATTTAAAATCTTTATTGATGGTTCTGATTTTTTGAGCAACAACGTTATTTGAAGCGTCGTAATAATTAGCTACTTGTACTTTTTCATTATTATAATTACCAATAGCATAACCAAACTTACGACACGTTTCCTCGTTTATTCTACGAGTACGTAATTCTGTATATTCTAATTCATTTAACAATCCAGTAACTCCCTTGGGTTTAGAATATGTTATCTCTTCGCCTTCACCTGTTTCATAATATTGACACCCAAAACAATAACCATGTCCGTCTGAATAACGTGCAAAGTTATCTTTTGAATTACAATTTTTACAAGGCTCGTGTCTTACAAAACTACTGTGCGGCTTTTTTATGATCGACATATTCTTTGACCCATAATTTAATTGATGGTGAATCGAAAACAAATTTTTTAGTTGCTTCTACATGAATAACTTGGCGGTCATCGTTATATAGTTC